GATCTGGTATGCCGATTGCAAAACTCGCAACCGTAAAAGTGTTACCACTCGTAACTGACTGTGATGCAGATAGTGCGCCAGTGACTAACAAGCGAGTGTTAGACACGTCGACTATTGCATAATGAGTAGCAGTGCCTGTACCGGTTATGCTTCCGTCTGTAATAGCCGCGACAGTTACTTCTCTGCCACCACCAGACCTATCAGCCGGTGTGCCTATAGATAAAGATGTAGAGTTACCTAGGGCGTGGGTCGCGTTTGCTTCCGTGTACGTGGTAGACTCCTGTGAGGTCACTAATATTTTTGATGCTTCGGTATCCAAAACTGTCAAGCCGTTATCAAAAACGCGGTCGTTTAAAGTAGCCATTTTAATGCTTCCCTTCTGTTAAATTTATGGCATACGCCATGTACGATTGTTGGTGAGGTTTCCCTCGTTATGGCAGCGTGGGCCATGCCGGTTCGAGAGGATCAAAACCGTCGCTTTGCGGTAGATCCCTCAAATTCTGTCTATAATTTTGGTAATCGGTTTTTACGCTTGCGCTTAGTGGACTATCGTTTGCTTGCGTCCAGTCAGTAGCGGCTAAACGTTTGTTACGTTCTATTCTAAAATCGATCATATTTTCGGCGTCAATATCTGCTTGGGTTCTAGCAATAAAATTACCGTCTAAATATTTTAAATACCTCACAGTGGCTGCGTCGCTTGGCGCAGCAACTTGTGCCATAACTCCAGACCGATTTGCGTCTACAAGACATTGCGCTTCTTCAATGGTTCTGTATTCACTAACTATGTGCCCACCGTCGCAGTGATATACAAAATAAGTCATTGTAAAATCCCAATAAAAAAACTATCGCCTACAACTTGAAACCTTCTGGCAAACGTTGCTGTCATACTTACAGTCACAGACGTTCCGCTAAGTGTAAAAGTTTTCAATTTTGTAATAACACCAAAATCATGCGTCGAAGTTGTTCCGTTAAGATTTAAAGTTAAAGTAACCTGTGCTGGGTTATTGTTCGCATTACTTGTTGGACTGCAAGTTGTAGCAACACCCAACACGATAGCTGATCCATTTGTTAACCCAGTGAATGTTGTTGAAAAAACTGTTTGGTTATAAATTTGAGAACTACCCGTATAAACATAACTGTGACTTGTTGTTTGTGTGGATGCTATCCCTGCACCGATAAATCTATCTGCTGCAATAGTACCTGTAGTAATTTTACCGGCGTCTAGAGAACCTATTTTTGCACTCGTAACCGCTAGGTCCGCTATCTTAGCCGCCGTGATTGCGGCGTCTTGAATTTTTACGTTTTCTATTATGCCGTCAGTAATTTGCGCGGCGCTTGTAATTATCCCGGCAGTAGCCAAAAGACCACCAGTAATCGTGTTCGCTACAAGCTTGTCGCCGGTAATTACGCCGGTTGCGATTTTATCGGCTGTTATTACGCCGGCTGCTATTTTTGCTGACTCAATTGCGTTAGCAGCTATCTCATTTGCACCTACTGCATTTGCACTAATCTTGCCGGCTGTTATTGCATCGTCTGCTATTTTAGCCTCTGTAATAACACCAGTAGGTATCTGGCTTGCAGCTATTGATCCGGTAAGTTCTGAAAAACTTTCCGCGCCTCCCGCAGCCACGACCCATGTACTGCCGTTCCAGTTATATAATTTATTATCACTCGTTAAAAAGACAGTCTGCCCTGTAAATGCACCGCTACTAGGTAGCGACGATACTGGTTCGACTAAGTCTACGCCGCCGTCTATAAATATCTGCCGGATGCCATTTTCAAAATCTGCATCGTCTAAATAGGTTGTTGTAGCATTTACGCCGGTGGTAAACGCCGACTTATTTCCGGAGTAATCTACAGATTTTAGAAAATAGTATTTTGTCTGACTTAAACCTAAATTTGTGCGTGTAAAAGTATCGCCACTACTGTTCCCGACCTTGGTTGCGCCAGAACTACTATTGCTAGAATTTTCGTAAACCTCGACAAAGTTTAGGTCGCTGTCGCTAGGGTTAGTCCAATTAATCGTTATAAATTTAAAACCGCCGGTCGCGCTGATGCCAGTGGGGACTCCAGGTGCAGTTGTATCGCCACCGCCAGTGAATGTTGCCGTAACATACGGCCCTTTATTTCCTATGACAGTTGCGGCTCTAACTCGAAAAGTGTATTCTAAGGCGTCGACCAGTGGACTTATTTCGATACTTGTTCCGGTCGTTTGCGTAGCGTGAAAACTGCTATCGCTTGTTACTTTATATTCTACCTCGTAGTGGGAGATAAAACTGTTAGTCGGCGCGGTCCACGAAACAATAGCAGAATGTACAAACGTACCGTCCGACGCGGTCCGACCACCGCCGGCGATAGTCAGGCTAGCGATAGTAAGATTTGCTGTTACGGTCGGCAACGTACTGTCGTTATTATTTATAGCGTTTTCTTCGGCGCTCCAAGAAAAGGCAGCGCTAGAGGTTTCGCGTAATGTAAGGTTTACTCTTAGATCGCCGGCACTCGACGAGTTGCTAAACTTCCACCCTACGACCTCAAAGTCTTTATCACTAAACCCATAGCGAGAGTTTGTAATTCCGACTATATCGCCGACCTGGACATTAAAAGCATCTAAACCAAAATCAGCGCTAAAAGTCATTTGTTCGCGCGCTCGAAACAGCGTCATTTTAGCTAGCCTCTGAGCCATAATGCTTGAGGTCGTAAATGGTAAAGTTAAGTCTAGCGCGCTTTCAACACTGTTATCGTTTGCTATAAAAGTGGTGCTTCTAACCTCCGGATAGTCTGTTTGTATATAATCCTCACTGGCATCGTTGAAAGTGCCTCTCACGATATTAAAATTATCTCGCCGCGAGTGTTTAGTTTCCAAGGTAACGCCACTACGTAGGTCGTCGACTGTAAATGTTTTGACAGAGCTAGTATACTCTCCGACCTTTAGCTGCCATTTGCCCTGACCCCAGAATAATGTGCCGGCGCAGCTAGTCATCATATCGCCTAAAATATCGCTCGGACTTCGGTCTAAGCTCATAACGCCATTCATTTCGTAACGTTTTTCTGTACCGCCGGCTGATAAAGAAACAGTCTCGTCGCAACTATTAGCTGCCGCAGAAAACACAGTGTCGTTAGTGTCGCCGGTATTATCGACGCCGTAATCTGAAACTAAGTAATCCCGGATGCACAGAGCAGCATTCGCACTGTACGCGGTAGAACCGCTACGTGGATCGTATACCTTTTTTCCCTGCACCTTTGCGGTGAATAGCGGTATGCCTTCTGCAAATACGTTTTGGTCGTATTCTAACCTAACATATAAACAGGCGATCCCTTCACCTTTAAAATTAGTATGCTCGTTGTTGCTAGGGGCGCTGCCGTCGACTTGAAACGCCGGCGCATCACCGCTACTGATACCGCTTAATGTCGAATATACGTTCTGATTATCTGCACCCAAAAATTTGCGGATATAGATTTTAGAATTACCGTCGCCATCTTTCCATTTAGCCGACGAAACATAATGGTCTGAGCCAATAGCTTCCACCTCGTCGTTTATGTAGACGTCGCCGATCTGGTTAACCTCGTGTCCGGCTAAACAAATTATTTGGTGCAGATATTTATTAGTCGCGCCTGTGCTTTCCACAAACGTAACCACACCGCCTTTTCTTATTTCTCCATAAACTATTTCCTGTGGACCAGTACCGGTACGCGCATTTGATAAAAGACCAGTGGAACTACCCATCGCGCCAAAATCAGGCTTGGGCATCAGCGCTTTAAGCGCCCAAGAGGTGACCGCACTCACTGCTAAATAGGTTATCGCCTTAGTAATAAATATCTGACTGGCGGTTGCACTGGCTAATATATTGCCGCCAAACAATATAAAAGGGTCTCGCGGCGCGCGCTCCCACGCGGAATAGCTAGCAACTGTATAATCGCCTAAATTATATTTTTTCAAGCTAACACCCACGAATTATTAATTTGCTCTACTGGCAAACTTATTAAACCTTTTGGACCTAAGAAGATCGCGCTGCTACCGACGCATATTCCTAAAGCCTCGCCCAGTACCCACCGCCGAGTTGCTTTTGTAGTTACGAGCGCTCCCCTTGGGGGAACATAATTAATTCTTTTCAATTTAGCGTCTAAAGCTTCCTCAAGGTTTTGAACCTTAAAAACTTTTCTTAGTTCGTCGCGTTTTAAATATAGACCATCACTTGTATACTTGCCGGCCCAGTCGTCTGCGTAACCTACGCCGTACATTGAGCGATACGCATTATTAGTAAACATAAAGCAGTCATTTACGTGCCACTGAAACCCGAAATCACGCCTCGCTAAAATATACGAGTTAAGCGCCTCTAGGTTAGGCGGTATCATCGCCATCTACTGTTTCCCGACCCCAAGCTATAGATTTATCCTGTAGCGGTGCGACCCAGTCAAAAAATGTATCAGTTCCAGACAAGTTTTTACTAACGCGCACTGACTTGTGGCTCTCGCTAGTATACCTACGATTGGCGGGTCTTTCTAAGGTTATAAGTCTGCTTTCAACGGTAAGCTCAATAGTGGAACTATCAGGCTCGTCTGTAATAGTCATTTTATCCATATAGCCTGAGAAAACTTCGACGGTATCCGACACTCCTTTTACACCCCAGTGTATTTTAACCAGACGGCCTTGGTAATGCTCCGTGAGGGCGTAAGTTAATATTCCGCTATCCAAACCGGTCAAAGTTAAACTCGTACCACGTGCGCTTAAATCTGCGGCCTCTTCTAGACCGTCTATTGTAAGTAAATTACCTGTGCCGGTATACGTTACGCCACTTATGGTTTTATCGCCGTAACCAGTCCATAAATATAGCGGCGAGGTATCGAAATTTAGCTGCACCGCATAAAACGGCTCTATCTCGCTGTTACCTAAAGCAGCGAGTAGGGCAGAGGGAACGACGCGACTCATACGACCTCCGCAGCGCCAAACGAAATTCCATAAACCGCTAGTTGATTAACGTTATAGATCGTTTCATTACTGGCTAACCTAAATAATCCCTGCGCGCTTGCCAGGTCTGCAGAAATACCGGACCGCGTTTTTCTTAAAGCCGGCCATATTTCTAAATCGGCTGCCGAACCTGTGCCGGTGTAATCGACCAACACTTTATGCAACGTACTATCAGTTCCTGTACCTAAACCTATAAAATCACCGGCCTTTAGCGTCTGTCCGTTAGTCGCGGTCGCTGCAACCGTTTCGTCGCCGGCACTACCCGAAATAGTTACCGCAGTAGCAGACCCTCGAATAGAGTTACTGATAGGGTCGCTAAGTAAAAACGTGCCATGCCTACCGCGCAGTGATAGAAGCCACGCGACCCACGCTTCCGCATCGTCGCGGCGCATAGGTTTTAAGGTTATATCCACTGCCCACTGCTGACCGCTATACGTGTGCGTCTGCCCAGAGAAGGTAAACGGAGACTGACTATACGCGACCGCGTTAATAGCTCTAAACTCGACAGCCCTAATAGTGGTCTGGTTAGGTAAGCTAAGAGGGTAAGATATAGCCATTATGAGAACGCTCTTCCGTAACTGCCACCGCGTCTTTTTGAGTCTGCGACCGCTGCTTTTGTGGTTTCCGCTATTTGAGGAAGCAATGTTTTTATTTCGTTTCGCACCGTTTGCTGTACACCGGTGCTAATATTTATAGTCTGATTTACTGTTACGCCGTCGCCACCACCAAGAGCAGCTTTAGATTGCGGGACTGATAATACACGACCCGCAGTAGACGGTACGAATACTTCCCTACCATGTTCACCCACCACCGTCGGTTGACCGGCATAGACCGCACCTCCGGCTGCATTGCCAGGAACATTTCCAACTGGCACATTTGCGCCACCGCTTGTAACTCCGACGAAACCCATCGCGGCGTTCACGAGGCGCTGCACCACTAAAACGCGGTATAACTCACGGATAATAGTCTGTGCCGAGGAT